GTGTCCTCTCTCCCTCTGGTATTCGACCCGGGGTCGCCCGCACACGTACGCGGAGAAGGAGTTCAAAATGGCTTTTGACCCCAAATCTTTCGACAACAAGAAAATGTCAGAATACGTGGAGCGCTCGATTGACGCTATGAAGGACGACCTGTCCGAGAAGGACTGGGGGATCGTCGGTGGTATTCGGACCATGGCGGAATATTGCGACTCCACGAGACATACCGTCGAAGCCCTCTCTTTGGGTGGCGAAGCCGAACCCAAGGACCTAATCCGCGCCATGGAGCTTCATAACAAGGCGATCTACACGATCCCACAGATCATTTCGGGTCTGGAGAAGCTCGGTGGCTCCATCGCCGCTCGTAAAGCCCTCGACATTAAGAACGAGAAGCCCAAGAGCGGCCTTGCCGCAGTAAGGGAGCTTCGAAGTGGCAGCAGCAGCGACCAAAAAGCGCCCACCAAGCCGCGCAGCAGGCAGCAAAAGGCCACCGGCTAGGAAAGAGCTGCTCGGCTCGGAGGTACCCCGAGTTTTCACCCCGCCCAAGCGGAAGCTGACCCCCAAGACCTCCCGAGGCTGGGAGTGCATCGCCTTCGCGGAGCAGGTCCTGGGCCTCTACTTGTACCCGTGGCAGAAGTGGGTGCTAATCCACGCGCTGGAGCTGAACCCGGACGGCAAGTTCCGGTTCCGTACGGTCGTTTTGCTGGTCGCCCGACAGAACGGCAAGTCCCTGCTGTTGCAGGTCCTGTCTCTGTGGCGCATGTACGTGGACGAAGCGCCACTCGTGATCGGTACAGCCCAAAACCTCGATATCGCTGAGAAGCAGTGGTCCGAAGCGGTCTCCCTCGCGGAAGATAATGAAGACCTCGCAGGCGATATCACCGCCGTGGACAAGACCAACGGCAAGAAGTCCCTGCGCATCGCCTTTGAGGGTGCGGACGGGACGATGGTCCGGTCCCAGTACAAGGTAACCGCCGCGACCCGTAAGGGTGGCCGTGGTCTCTCCGGCGATCTGGTGATCTTGGACGAACTCCGAGAGCACTCTTCGTGGGACGCCTGGGGCGCAATCACCAAGACCACAATGGCCCGTCCCAAGGCTCAAGTCTGGGGCGTTTCCAACGCTGGCGACTCCTCCTCGGTCGTGCTGTCGCACCTGAGGGACCAAGCCGCAGCAGCGGTGGAGGCCAAGGACACGGACGATGTTTCGCTGGGCCTCTTTGAGTTCTCCGCGCCACCGGAAATGCCGACCTCGGATCGTCGGGGATGGGCAATGGCGAACCCCTCCGTTGGGCACAAGGACGCTGACGGCGAGATTCGCCTGACGGAAGAGGCGCTCGCCTCCGCGCATGCTACCGACCCAGACCCGGTGTTCCGGGTCGAGTGTCTCTGCCAGTGGGTCTCGACCGCAGCGGTCGGACCTTGGGAGGCCGGACACTGGGAGAAGCTCAAGGACATGTCGTCCAAGCGCGTCGGGGGCTACTACTTCGGCGTTGACGTCTCGTGGGACCGCAAGTTCACCGCAATCACGGTGGCTGGCTACCGGGCAGACGGCAAAATCCACGTGGAAGTTGTGGCCTACCGCGCCGGGACAGACTGGGTGATACCCTGGCTGGAGGAGCGGAAGGACCGAGAAGGACTTCTCGGGGTCGCTCTGCAGGAGAATGGGTCCCCGGTGGCGTCTCTCCTGAAAGATATGGTGGAAGCCGGTATCCGGGTAGTTGGTTGGGGTGGCGGCGAACTTGGTCGCGGTACCGGCCAGATGTACGACAAGGTAACCCAGGGGTTGGTACATCACCTGAACCAAGAGGTCCTGAACCTTGCGGCAGGTACGGCCCAAACCAAGCCCATTGCGGACTACTGGGTGTGGGACCGGAAACGGTCGCCTTTCGACATTTCACCATTGATCGCGATAACCGCTGCAGTCTGGGCACTAAGCCAGCCTGTTGAGGAAGAACAGACCAGCGCGTACGATAACGAAGAGTTGATCTTCGTATGACCTCCGGAGGGAGCACTAGTGAGCGTATTTGATGCCCTGCGGAACGTAATGTCGCCGGTAACTCGACAAGAGATTACCCTGTTCGGTATCCCGGCCAGCTTCGACGATGTACGGACCCTAATCCGGGGCCAGGACCCGTCCACGCTGTTCCGGAATCAGCCCAACCTGCGGACCGTGGTTACGTTCATGGCTCGCAACATCGCCCAACTCGGGGTCCACTCGTTCAAGCGATTGGACGAGAACGACCGCAAGCGAGACCGGGACAGCATCACCGCCCAAACGCTCAAGTCCCCCAACAAGTCCCAGACCACCTACGAGTTGATCTACTCTCTCGTGGCGGATTTGGCTTTGTGGGACGAGGCGCTCTGGCTGGTGGTCGAGGATATTGACCGTCCCTCCGGCTGGACCATCCAGCCGGTGCCGATGCCCTGGGTTCTGGGGTTTGGCGGCGGCGATATGTGGGGTCCCTCCTACGTGAAGGTCCAGCCACCCGGCGCAACCAAGCCGGTGAAAATCCCGATGGAGGACGTGCTTTACTTCCACGGTTGGGACCCGACGAACCTGAACAAGGGCGTCTCCCCGGTCGAGTCGTTGAAAGCGACCATCTCCGAGCAGGTCCACGCCATGGTTTACCGCGAACAGCAGTGGACCAAGGCCGGTCGCCTCGGAATGGTGGTCTCCCGGCCCAAGGAGGCCCCGGGCTGGACTCCGGAGCAGAAGCGGAAGTTCAAGGCCGCGCTCGATTCCAAGATCGCCGGAGACGGCGGCGAGGACGCGGGCGGGTCGATCATCCTTGAGGATGGTATGACCTCCCAGCGCATGGGGTTCAACGCCAAAGAGGACCAGTTCATCGAGGCGTACAAACTGAGCTTCCAGACGGTCTGCTCGGTGTACCACATCAACCCCACGATGGTAGGCCAGTTGGACAACGCGAACTTCTCCAACGTCCGCGAGTTCAACAAGTCGCTCTACACGAACACACTCGGCCCGGTGCTGGCTCAACTGGAGGACCGGCTGAACGCCTTCTTGGTCCCGAAGCTGGACCCAGGGGTGGACGGCATCTACGTCGAGTTCAACGTGAAAGAGAAGCTCCAGGGTTCCTTCGAAGAGCAGGCGGCAGTTATGTCGGCTTCTGTTGGTGGTCCTTGGATGCTCCGGAACGAGGCCCGCGCTCGTGAGAACCTCCCCGCGATCCCGGGTGGCGATGATTTGATCGTCCCACTCAACGTCGTAACAGGTGGGCAGGCTTCCCCGGCAGACTCGACCCCGGACAGCATTACCGGCCAAAACCAATATCTCGCTCTGGCCCAAAAGGCGCAGCGGGACTGGGGTCCGGTCGGTATTCTGGACCTCGGGGAGAAAGCTCGGGGGTCCGACACGGCCCAGGGTAACATCGAGAAGGTGTTGAAGGCGTTCTTCAAACGTCAGTCGGCTGTCGTACTGTCCGCTTTGGGCGCAAAGGACGGCGAGGACTGGTGGGACGAGGAGCGCTGGAACCGGGAGCTATCCCAGGACCTCTACAAGCTTGCGGTGGCGGTCTCTCACAAGATCGGACGGCAGGTAGCGGAGGAGCTGGGATTCGAACCGGACTCCTACGACTCCGAGCGGACGCTCAAGTTCCTGCAGGCGGTCTCCAAGAGCCGTGCTGAGAGCATCAACGGGGCCACGAAAGCGGCTCTGGACGATGCGCTGGCACGTCAGGACGACGAAGATGCCCCGAAGCCGTCCGAGATATTCTCGAAGGCCGAGGACAACCGCTCAGTGACGGCGGCAGCAGCTTTGCTGACCGCTTGGAGCGCATTCGCCACCATCGAGGCCGGTAAGCAAGTACCGGGCGAACCTTCTGCGAAATCTAAGACATGGATCGTCAATTCATCCAACCCGCGCAAGGCGCATTCCCGGATGAACGGCGAGACGGTCGGGATCGACCAGAAATTCAGTAATGGAGCCGATTGGCCCGGAGACCCTGTTCTCGGAGCCGATGGGGTGGCGGGGTGCACTTGCTCCGTCTCAATATCAGTCGACTAACCCGGAAAGGGAAAACATCGTGAAGATGAAAGACGCCCAGATTCGGGTGAAAGCTGGCCCCGAGGACGGCCTGAAAGAAGGACAGTTTGAGGCTTACGCCTCGGTGTTCGGAAACAAGGACTCCTACGGCGACGTGGTTATGCCCGGGGCTTTCGCGGACACCCTCACTGGTTGGAAGGACAGCGGCAATCTCCTGCCGCTGCTGTTCGGCCACAACATGTCCGACCCGGACTACAACATCGGCCACGTGGAAGATGCCAAAGAGGACGACCACGGACTCTTGACCCTGAACCAGCTCGACTTGGAGTCGCCCAAGGCGGCTCAGGTCTACCGGTTGATCAAGGGTCGGCGCATCAACCAAATGTCCTTCGCATATGACGTGCTGGAGGGCGGCTGGGCCGAACGACAGAAGAACCCCGACGACGAGTCGGCAGGTTCCGAAGAATACTTCGAGCTTCGTAAACTGAAACTCTACGAAGTCTCGGTGGTCCCGATTGGGGCCAATCAGGAGACCGAAATTACGGCAGTCAAGGCAGCTGCCCTCGCCGAGCAACAGCTTCGTGAGGGTACCCTGTCACCCGCTGCTTTCGATCAGCTCCTGAAAACATACCACTCCATCGGCAACCTGTTGATGGGTGGCGCACGCAATATCCAAGATGCGGCCAGCGAAAAGGGCCAGGGCAAGACGGAGGAGCCTTCACCGGCCAACGTCGAGGACCCCCGTCCGAAGTCGTCCGCCAGCGCTCGGAGTCTCGCGGCAGAACTCGAAATCCTCTCACTGAAAGGAGATATCTAACATGGATATCAAAGCACAGCGTGCCGCAGCTCTCAAGGCGGCTCAGGAACTTCACGCCAAGGCCGGTGCGGAAAACCGCGACCTGACCGAGGCCGAAGAGGCTGAAATCAAGGGCCACATCGCGGAGGTCAAGTCCCTGGACGCCAAGATCGCCGCTGGTGAGCGTGGTAAGGGCCTGCTGGCCGAAATCGGCTCCCTGACCTCCCCGGAGGCCAAGGACGGCGACCGTCGCGAGGACGGACTGCAGACTGCAGCCAAGTCCCTCGGTGACCACTTCGCCCAGACCGCCTACAAGGCCGTCAAGGAAAACCTCGGCGTCAAGGGCTTCTCCGCTGCAACTCCCGAGTGGGAAGGCCCCTCCAAGGCCGCTGGCGACACGCATCAGGTAGGGTCGGTCTTCCAGACCCCCGTCCTGACCACGTTCGACCAGACCATCGTTCAGGCTCCCCGGCCTGAACTGATCCTGGCCGACCTGCTCGGCTCCGGTACCCTGGCTGGCACGGCCATTGCGTACTTCATCGAGCAGGGACCTGTTCAGGGTGCCTTCACGACCGTTGCGGAAGGTGCGGCCAAGCCGCAGCTCCACATCCCGGACCCGATCTTGGCCTCCGATGCGATCCGCAAGATCGCCGGTTACATCAAGTTCTCGGACGAGATGATGGAAGACCTGCCCTTCGTGGTCTCCGAAATCAACACCCGCCTCCTCTACGAACTGGCCAAGTTCGAAGAGCAGCAGCTGATTTACGGTGACGGCACGGGCACCAACGTCCTCGGCCTGCTGAACCGCTCCGGCATTCAGCTCGGCGCTCGCCTCTCCGGCGAGGGTGTGGCGGACGCAATTTTCCGCCAGATCACCGCCGTACAGACCGCCTCCGGTCTGGCCGCTGACTCGCTGGTGATGCACCCGCTCGACTACCAGTCCTTGCGCCTCCAGAAGGACGCCAATGACCAGTACCTCGGCGGCGGCTTCTTCCAGGGCCAGTACGGCAACGGACAGGTCATGGTCAACCCTCCGGTCTGGGGCCTGCGCACGCTGGTCACCCCGTCCGTGGCCCAGGGTACGGCAATCGTCGGTGCACTCAAGCAGTCCACCACGGTTTACCGCAAGGGCGGCGTCCGCGTCGAGTCCACCAACTCGCACTCCACGGACTTCACCGACAACAAGATCACCGTTCGCGCTGAGGAGCGCGTTGGCCTTGCTGTCCGTCGCCCGTCCGCGATCGTCAAGCTGAACCTCGCTCCCGTAGCGTAGTTCAATCGGTAAGTGGTGGGGCTGTGTGCCTCGACTGTGGGACAGCTTAAATGACAAATGACTTTGCGCCCACCACTTACCCACCTACCCTTCAAACCTCAGGAAAGGACAGTCAACATGGCTGGCAAGCTCCACACGTACGAAGTCCGCATCAACGGCATCAAGCACCGAATCCAGGCCACGGAGGAATACGCGGCCTCCCTCGGTGAAGGCAACGCCAAGTTGCTCTCGGCCAAGGAAGCTGAAAAGCCTCTGGAAGTTGAGAACAAGTCCGGCGAAGCACCCGCCAACAAGTAACCGAAAGGGGTGGCCGTCTTGGTCGCTATCGCTGAAATCACGGACTTCGCGACTCCGGCTCAGTTGGAGGATTTCACCAAGGGTGCGGTCCTCTCAACTGATCCTCGCGTTGCCGACGCAATCAAGGCGGTCACCCAGTCCATCCGGCGCGAGGCCGGGTGGCACATCGGGCCAGCCGTCGAGGGCCATTCCGTGACCTTGGACGGTCCGGGTGGCCCCACGCTGCCTCTCCCCACTCAGAAGTTGTCGGAGCTGGTCTCCGTGACCGAGCTTGGGGTTTCTCTGGACGTGGAGGCCCTGGACTGGTCCGAGATTGGACTCGTCCAGCGCACCGACCGCCGTAACTGGACCAACCGTTACCGCAAAATCGTAGTGGTCATGGATCACGGGTACGATGAACTCGCGCAGCTCCAGTTCCTCACCTGCTCTTTGGTGGCGAGGGGCTTGGCCTCTCCGATGGGGGCTACCCGGGAACAGGCGGGGGCAATGTCGATCAACTGGGGCACGGTCCAACAGGGCGTCTCCGGTGGGATGATCCCGACCGACTACGAGCGCGAAATCATGAACTCCTACAAGTTGGTGGTCTGATGCTCCCAATCTCGTTCGCTCGTCAAACCCTGGTACGGCTTCGGCCCTCCGTGGTTGACGACCACGGAAACAAGACATTCGACTACTCCAACCCTTCCGAGCATGACTTGAAAGGCTGCATCGTCCAGCCGCTCCAGTCCTCCGAGGTCTCCGTCAACCGGGACGCCACCTTCACCCAATATCAGGTACAGGCTCCGACCTCCCACGACATTCGGTCCGAGGATCACTTCCGGTACGCCGGGAAGGAATACCAGATCAACGGCGAGGTACAGGTCCAGCCCAGCCCGTCCGGGACGATGGACCACCTGACCTTTGTAATCAACCGCTGGGAGGGGTAATGGCAGAAGAGGTCCGGATCGAGCTAAACGACGCCGGGATTCAAGCGCTCCTGAACAGCTCCGAGGTTCAGGCGTTCCTGCTCTCCAAGGCGAACCAAATGGCCATGGCCGCTCGCAGTCGGGCAGGCGGGGATGCGATCTTCGATGCGACCGTCCAACCCGGCAAGAACAGGGCCAGGGCCTCAGTGATCACCGATAACAAGTCCGCACAGGAAGCCGAAGCCCAAGGGCGGGCGCTCTCCAGTTCGATTGACGCGCTGAGGGGTTAACGTGGTCGAGGTCGTAATTTTTGGCGACTCCGAGGATATCCTCCGGGTTGCAGTACAGCGGGACCTGCTCCGCATCGACGGCAAGTCCTGGCCGGTCGGGACCAAACCCCCGAACCCCCGGCCCTCAGAGTTCGTGATCATCCGGCGCGTGGGTGGCGTTCAACGCGACCTAGTTACGGACGAACCAACAATCTTGGTGGAGGTCTGGGCCGCTACTGAGACACGGGCCTCCCGGGTGGCGCAAATCATCCGGGGCCTGATCCACTCGTACTCCGAAATAGACGGGTACGCAATTTTGGGGTGCGACGAGATTTCGGGTCCCGTCAATCTTCCCGATGGTCTGTCCGCGCAAGTGAGATATACCGCCACCTACGTTGTTGCAATCCGCTCCAACGAGACCGTTACACCCGCCTGAAAGGAACAAAATGACTACCAAAGTCGCTAATGTGTTCACTGGTGCGCCGGATCAGCTCGTCACGGGCGCGATCCAACGTTCGCCGGTTGGAACTGCTCTGCCGCAGGGAATCGCAACCGCTCTGGATGCGGCTTTCGCTGACTCCGGCTACATCGGCCCGGACGGCTTGAAGCTGACTCCGAACACCAAGCTGTCCGATATCAAGGACTGGAGCGGAACCACCATCCGCAAGGTCCTTGAAGAGTTCGCCGCAGAGCTGGCGTGGCAGCACTTGGAGCTGTCCACCGAAGCCCTCCGGGCCTACTTCGGAGACGCCAACGTGGCAGTCATGACCGCCACTGCCTTCCTGAATGCTCCGGTCCTCACCAAGGGCGCGACGGCCACCACGGGCGGTACCCTCCCGGCTGGCCAGACGTACTGGCGGATCACGGCAACCAACGGCAACGGTGAGACCCTGGGGTCCAACGAAATCACGTCGCTGCTGACTGGTACGACCTCCACCCAGGTCATGACTTGGGCGGCAATCCCGGGCGCTACCGGATACCGCATCTACCGGGGTACCTTCTCCGGTGGGCAGGATCGCTTGGTGGCTTCGGTCGGCGCAGTGACCACCTACACCGATACCGGTTTGGCTGGCACGGCGGGCGCGGTCCCGACCGCAAACACGACCGGCAACGGTCTGATGCACAAGGTCCAGCTCAACGGCGCGGATATGCCGGTGAACTCCTGGGTCTTCCGCATCAAGGACGGTCCGCGCAAGATTCAGATCGTGGTCCCGCTGGGACAGGTCACCGAGCGCGGCGAGATTTCCTTCACCCAGAAGGATGCAGTCCAGCTTCCGGTCAAGCTCACCACTTACCCGGATGCACTCGGTAATAACGTCTACATCTACACGGATACTGGCGTCTTTACCGCGTAACAAACTCCCGGGGTGGGTTGGGATCGCCCACCCCGGGGCACCACCCCTGATCCCAAATTAACCTCTCACAGAAAGTAGTGATCCCCTTGACTACGAACCCCGAATTTTCCGCAGAAGAGCTGGCCCAGTTGCGCCAGATTCAGGCAGCACAGGCCGCTGAGAAGCAGGTCGAACAGCCGATCAGTGAAGTCCTCGACGACGTACCCGCCGTTTACCGGGTCCCGGCCTCCAAGGCCAGCCTTCACCAGAACCAGTTCCGGTTCCAGCTCCCGGGCGAGGACCACATCAGGTCCATCCCGAAGCTCAAGTACCTCAAGCCCAAGATCGCAGTGCAGGTCGAGGGCATGCCCGTTCAGCAGGCGCTCCAGCTCCTGTTCTCCCTCTACGAACCCGGTCTGATCGACGAATTCGACGACATGGAGCAGTTGGAAGGCGTCATTAAGGCGTGGGCCAACGCGTCCGGAGTTTCGCTGGGGGAATCGAAGCCCTCCTCGGACTCCTAAGGGAGCACAGGGGGGCGATTGAATACACCCTCCTCCAGATGGGCCTACGCCTGGATTGGCTCGGCACCGACGACCTCGACTGGCGCGAACTGTGGATGATCATTTCACATACCGCGATGGGGTCGGCGTTGGCCGAGTCAATCCACGGCGAACAGTCCCGCTGGAACGTCACCGACTACCTCTTGGCGATGGTTGCTGACGCGTTGCACGACGCGAACTGGCAGCGGGGTGGCGGTAAGGGTGCGCAACCGGAGCGCGTCAAGCGTCCGGGCATGAAAGACAAATCATCCCAATCATTCGGTTCTGAACCGATCAAGATCAGCGAATTCGACGACTGGTGGCAAGGAGACTAACCCAATGACAGCAGTAGAGGTAGGCTCGGCGTATTTCTCGCTGCTGCCGTCCGTAAAGGGTCTCCAAGGCGCTATCGCCAAGGAAGTAAACGGCATTGACGGCCGGTCCGCTGGTGATCGAATCGGTAACGGCATGGGCGCGGGAATCTCGGGGGCACTCAAGTCCGTCGTGGGTCCCGCGCTCGCGCTGTTCGCCGGAGCGCAGATCAAGCAATTCGCCACCGACTCCGTAGCGGCATTCTCCGAGCTGGAGGACTCGTCCGCTGCAGCGGGAGTCGTGTTTGGCGACTCGATGAATCAGATCATCGACCAGTCCAAGTCGGCTGGAACCACCCTGGGCCTGTCCCAGCAACAGGTAATTAGCGCGGCCAACACCTTCGGTACTTATGGCAAGTCCGCTGGTCTGGCAGGCGGCGACCTCGCGACTTTCTCCACGGATTTGACCTCCCTCTCTGCCGACATGGCGTCCTTCAAGGGCACGTCCACCGAGCAGGCAATCGAAGCGGTAGGCGCGGCTCTCCGAGGCGAGACCGAACCCATCCGCGCATACGGCGTCATGCTGGACGATGCAAGCCTCCGCGAGGAAGCATTCGCCCAGGGTCTCATTACGACGACCAAGGACGCGCTCACCCCGCAGCAGAAGGTCTTGGCCGCTCAGGCTCTGATCTTCAAGCAGACCAAGGACGCACAGGGCGACTTCGCCCGGACCTCCGAATCGACGGCCAACGTCCAAAAGACCCTGGCCGCTGAGACTGAGAACCTGACGGCCAAAATCGGCGGCTTCCTCGCTCCGGCCTTTACGGCGGTCCGACTCAAGGCGCTGGATGGTGTCCGTGGCGTATCCGCGATCTTGGACAAGGTTAGCCTCTTCCAAGAGCTGATCGGCGGTGGCGCTCTCAACGGCGAAATCATGTCGGCCATGAACATCGACCCGAACTCCACGTTCGGGCGAATCTTCGAAGAGGGACTCGGCGCAGGTCGGGCCTTCTTCGGCGGGCTGAAATCGGACGGGGACATTACCTCGGACGGTCTGGCCGGAGCCTTCGAAACTGCAGGCTTCCGGATTGCCTCGATCTGGCAGTCGGCCCAGGGTTCCGGGCAGGCATTCTTCGCCGGTCTGACTCAGGGTGGCGAGAACACCAGCTCGGGAATCTCCGGATTCTTCGAGGGTCTGGGCATAACGATCAATACGGTCTTCCAGACGCTCTCCCCGGTCGTCTCTGGACTCTTCGCGACTCTGGGGCCGGTGATATCGGCCCTAGCTCCGCAGGTCCTCCAGCTGATCACGTCGTTCTCCCCGTTGGGCATGATCTTCCAAGCGCTGATGCCGGTCCTGCCGTCCATCGCCTCGGCCCTGGGGTCGTTGGGTGCGGCAATCGGAACCAGCCTCGGTGGAATCCTCACCGCAGTAATGCCAATCCTGCAACAGCTCGCGACGATTCTGGTAACCCAGCTCGGCGGACTGTTCACGGCAATGGCTCCGGTCCTGATCGGCCTATTCGGCCAGCTCGGTTCGTTCTTCACTCAAATGGCCCCGGTCATTTCGCAGATCGTGACCGTGGTCGTACAGCTCGTCGGGTCGCTGCTCACGGCTCTGATGCCGGTAATCATGCAACTCGTATCGGCAGTGATGCCGATGGTGATTACCATCTTCGGAGTGGTCGTCCAAGCTATCGCACCGCTGGTCTCGATGATCGCCTCGATCCTGATGCCGATCATTCAGGCCCTGATGCCGGTAGTGATCACGGTGTTTACCGCAATAGCGGATATCATCACCAACGTGATGCAGATCGTGATGGGCATCATTCAGGTGGTAACCGGGATCATCTCGGGCAACTGGGCGCAGGTCTGGTCCGGTATCCTGAACATCGTATCCGGCGTATTCGGCACTATCATGTCCGTAATCTCCGGCGTCCTCTCCACTATCGTTTCGATAGTGGGCAGCGGACTGAACGCGGTATTCGGGTTCTTCTCCTCGATCTTCTCCAACGTAGTCAACTACGTCTCTACCTCGTTCCGGTCCATCGTCAACGGTGCATCCGGAATGATCGGGGACTTGATTGGCTTCTTCGGGGGTCTGCTCGGGAAGATCACCGGGGCCTTGGGCAACGTGGGGTCGGCGCTGTTCGGGGCCGGTCGCGATATCATCCAGGGCCTGATCAACGGTATCGGGTCCATGATGGGCGCAATCGGCAACGCGATCATCTCGCTGGTACCCGGTCCCATCGTCGGGGTGTTCAAGGACCTCCTTGGCATCCGCTCTCCATCCCGGGTGTTCTTCGGCTTCGGTGTTAACACGGTCGAGGGTTACATCGGCGGTTTGGACTCCATGCGGGATTCGCTGGCCTCCAGCGTGGCCGGACTGGTGTCCGTCCCGGAGGTCCCGGACTTCGCGATCCAGGGGTCCCGGGCCGCGTACGACGTGCGGATGGGCGAATACGGCGGGTACCGCAACGGGCCGCTCATTGAGCAGCACGTCCATCCATCGGAAAAGATGAGTGAGGAAAACCTCGCTTCCATCTCGGCAGGAAAGATTGTGGGTGCTCTCCCGTGACAGATAACATGTTGGTAGCTGCGACCTCGGCATCCCTGGAACTCACCACCGGACAGAACGTCCAGTGGGGAGCGCCGGGGGACGGGTCGCAGCTCTTCATGAACAAGATCAAGGGCTGGCATGGCTCCTCGCCTATCCGGCGTGACAAGTCGGATAGGCTGGGAGCGCACGGCTCGCACTCCGAGCGCGGGTGGAAGGACGAGCGGCTCATTGAGCTGCACGGCTCCTACACCGGTACATCCCCTCTGGACGCCGAGATGAAAATCGAGGAACTGGCGGGGCTGTTCGGCGACGGTACCAAGGGAAGGTTCACGACGAACTCGGCCCTCGGGATGCGCTGGGCTGACGTCTACCTTGCGGGGGACGGCTTCGATCCAGTCTGGACCGGGCGTGCTCAGTTCAGCTTCGTGATCTTCATGATCGCTCCGGACCCGCGCAAGTACGGCTCCTCGATCTGGTCGCCAGAGGTTGGCATCCCCACTGAGGGTGGCGGTCTCCGGTTTGATCTGTTCTCCGGACAGTGGGACCTGTCGCGTACGAATTACGCCACCAACCCACTCCCCTACAACCCGGTGACGACCGATCTTTACGCCACCAACCACGTCGTTAATCCGGACTTCGAGTTGGGTATCAGCTCGTGGACGCAGAACAACGCGACCGCAACCGTAATCTCGTCGTTCCCTCAAATGACGAAATCGGGCAGCAACATCGCGCAGGTGGTCGCGGATGGAACCGGCGCAACCCCCGGAATTTCGATGGTCTCGGCCTCCTACCGGCCCGCTGTAACGGCTGGCCAGTGGGTGGGGTTCGGAGCCTTCTTGGCGACTGAAAATGGTGGGTACGAGACCCGGGTCCAGCTCAACTGGCGCGACGCTGCAGGGGCTACCATCTCCAACTCGGCGTCCACCTTCACGGCCACCCCGTTCTATACTGGTGGGCAGGCAGTGATCGTGGCCCAGGCTCCGGTAGGAGCGGCCACGGTGGGCTACTTCCTCCAGTTCCGGGACGGGGCCAACCCAGGGGTCGCAGTGCCAGCCGGTAAGCGTATGTGGGCGGATTCGGTCCGCCTGTTCATCTCGGACTACGAGTACGAGGTTACTCGCCGGGTGAACGAGCCGTTCTTCTGTGGCGCAACCACGAATGACGACTTCACCTACGCTTGGACGGGTACGGCACACCTTTCGACCTCCACGAAATCGGCCCCTATCACCCCTGCTGGCTGGAGCTACTTCAACGGTACGGGCGAAGTGGGCGACTCGCTCTGGCGGTCGGTCCCAGGGTCCGATGGTCGGGCGGGTATCGCACGTCGTGAAGTGATCGTTCCCAAGGCTTCCGGCTCTACGGGCTGGCAGTACCAAGAGAACGTTTCGGGTACGACTGACGACACTTGGTCCGGGTCGATGGTGCTGAACCCACCAAATACCCTGACGTCCAAGCTCCGGATCAGCTTCTACAACGGGTCCACACTGGTCAACTTTGTGGACTCCGCGAGTCAGACGATTACGGGTAATGTGGATACCACGGTAACGGTTACCGGTACTGCCACCGGTCCTTTCACCAATATCCGGTTGTGGTACTACCTCACCACCGGCAACACTCCGGCAAACGGCGACTTCGACGCATCACGGGCACTCTTGGAGCCGACCGAGTTCCTCGGCCCGTGGTTCGACGGAAACAGCCAAGACGGAGCAAGCCACGATTACGGCTGGAACGGCGTCGCGGAGGCGTCAACCAGCTACGATCTGATACCCCGGGTGCCTTCCACGGTCGGCATCCTGGACTTCGGCGTGAACGGTAACCCGGGCACGGCGACCCTTGTGAACAACGGCACAGCGGATACCGGGCCGAAGTTCACGATCAAGGGAACATCGGTCCCAGGGTTCACCATCACCCACCTTGGGACCGGACGCAGGCTCAAATATGATGGGACCATCCGGACCGGGCAGACCTTGGTGATCGACGCGGACAATGGCTCGGTGCTGTTGGACGGGTACGCTCCCCGAGAGCTTGCGGTGGCGGAATGGACCCGCCTTGGTCGTGGCGAGTCTGCGACTTACCTGTTCGAGTCTGTTGGCTCGATAGGCGCTACTATGAAAGTTGAGGTCAGGCCCGCATGGTGGTAGACGACGAGTTCCGCGTCTTTGTGGGTGACGTTCGTACGGGCAGGGTCAATGCGACCCTGCCCGTTTCGGGCTTCAAGTGGGGACAGCGGCTGAACGGAGCAGGACCGGTCTCCGCGACCGTCCGAGTAGCCTCCGAGGAAGCGAAACATCTGGACCTGCAGAACCTGACCCTGACGAAGAAGCAGTTCCTCGGAGTGGCCTACGCGGACACGATCCTGGAATGCGGTCCGATCTGGAAGCGTGGGTTCAACCCCAAGACTTGGGAGCTGAACCTACAGGCCCAGGGTCTGTGGTCGATCTTCGACCGCCGAAAGAACCTGCCGGGGGCTGCACTCCGGGCCATCGGGGACCCGCTCCGCGTGGACCCGGTGAAAGCCAAATACTCCGTGCTGGACAAGCACTTGGGGTCCATCGCCCGGGAAATCGTCCGACGCTCCATTCAAGACAACCCGTGGGGAGGCCAACTGCCGATTAGTCTGCCTGCAAGCATCGCCGGGACTCACGACCGGACCTACTACGGGTACAACCTCGGGTGGATCGGGGACGACCTCAGGGAGCTGACCGAGGTAGAGCACGGACCGGACCTCAGGTTCCGGCCCCGGTTCCTCGACGGCGACCAGCTCAACATCGAGTGGTCCTTTGAGCACGGCGAGTCCAGTATCCTCCATCAGGACGGACCGGACTGGCGCTGGGACGGCTCGGTGGAGCACTCTCCGATTGCGGACTACGGGATCGAGCAGGACGGGACCGAAATGGCCGACTTGGCGTGGGCCTCCGGGTCCGGGCAGGAAGAGGCCATGCGCCTCGCCCAAGCCCGAAACCTGAAACTGCTCAACGCCGGGTACCCGTGGACCGAGACCGAGCAGAACAGCTCGCAGGAGGAGAGCCAGACGGTGCTCCAATCGCTGGCCAACCGTACGATTTCGGACCGGGTGCTGCCCTGGGATTCATGGTCGATGATCGTCAAGGCGAACAACGACCCGAAGCTCGGCTCCTACAACCCCGGCGACTGGGCCAGGGTCCGGACTCCCCGGAACCACCCGATCCTGCCTGCGGACGTCGAGGCGCGAATCCGGATTCTGTCCATCGACGGTGACCACACCAACGACGTATCAATGGCCGTAGCGCCGATCCAAGGGAGCGTGTAATGACTAACGTAATTCCGGAGGACCTCCCTCCGGTCCTTGAACCGGAAGTGTTCGCCGATGGGGTCCCTCGCCGCAGGATGGAGACGGACCCCATTATTCAGCTTCGGCAGATGCTGTCTGAGCTGTCCCAGAAGGTGGCCAAGCTCGGCAAGAATTCGGACCTGCGCAACGCCTCGATTTCGGGTGGCGATGGGATGGTCGTCAAGGACGCCTCCGGGAACATCCGACTACGGATCAGCACCGAGGACGCGGCGATTATCGCTTATGCGGCGGACGGTACCGAGACGGCCCGCTACGGGCTTCTCACGAACTCCGACCCGGGGGAATATGGGCTGGAGGTCCTCAACGGGTCGACATGGGTCCATATCGGGTCTCAGGTGGCGACATGGGCGAACCTCAGCGGCAAGCCCGCCACATTCCCTGCTTCGGTCCACACCCACTCCGGCGCGGAGATTACCTCGGCGGTAGCCAACGCCACCCAAGCTGCAACCGCCACTCTCGCGGCTCAGGCGGACGGGTCGAGCTACGCGTTCAACAACAACGTGGCCGGGTCCCAGTTCTATGCGGTCTGGGTCGGCAACGATGGTGGGTTCCACCTTGGGCGGAATACCTCCTCAATCCGGTATAAGGAGAACGTGCGGGACGCCCCGAACAACGCAGATATTATGCTGCTGAGGCCGGTAATCTACGACCGCAAGCCCCAGTACCGACCGGTCCTGTCAATCCTGGGTGAACCCGCTGAGGGTCCGCAGTGGAGGACCGAGGGGGCCAAGGACGAGTTCGGTATGATCGCGGAGGAAGTGGCGGAGGTTTGGCCCGATGTAGTGACCTACTTCGACGGCGAAATCGACGGCATCCGGTACGATCTGATTGGCCCCCGGCTCATTCCCTACATACAACGCCTTGTTGATCGGGAACGCCGACAGGGTAGAATGTTGGTAGAGATGGGCGACCGCCTGCAGAAGCAGGACGAGTTAATCGCGACACTGGCCGCACGGCTGGACGCGCTGGATGGAGGAAGCATCTAATGGTGATGAAACGAGGACTTTTCGTCCCGGTCGCGGGAGGCAACGTCGGTACTACGCCGATTGAAGCCCGACTCGCGATGGTGGGGCAATTTGTCGAGAACGCGCCGGGTGTTGGCCGGTCCGGGGTGCTGGAGCGTACAACCGCCAACCTCGTGACCGGCTCCGGTGCCAGCATGACCCACAATATCGCCGCTGCCCAGTTCGTGGTACAGCGGACCCAGGGTGAGGGAGTTTACCTCTTCTCCAACGATGCGACCCTCCCGGTCTCGGGGACGGCGGCTCCGGCCACCAACTCCCGTGTGGACTTGATCTGGGTCAAGCAGAACGACACGACCAAGGGCGACGCGAACAACCAAGCCGTGGCCGGTGTTACTGTCGGCACCGCTGCAGCTTCCCCGGTCGGGAACTACGGCGCGGTACCTTCCGGCGCACTGGTTCTGGCCGAGGCGCTGGTTGAGGCAGGCGACACCCTGGGGTCCCACCTGAGCTACACGCAGGTCTACAGCTACACGGCGACCCGAGGCTCGGCCATTAAGGTCCGGGACTTGGACGACCGCAACTCGATTACCACCCCGGCCCTCGGCCAGCAGGTAATCCGGCTGGACCGGCACAACCACGTGCAGCAATGGAACGGCACGGCTTGGAAGTACATTTCAACACCGGACCGGTACTACGCGGACCCGGCGACCTTCACTACTACCAGCAACGCCTCGGACAAGGTAATCGGCATCGTGTCGGCCTGCCCCACGAGGAGCTACGCCACCCGAGTCCGTGTGAATGGTCGTCTGACGGTCTCCTCGGGCGCGATTGGCTCCGGTTCCCTGCAGCTCCGGACATGCGTATCGGCGGGCGTGGAGCTGGTGGACGAGGCCCAGGCCAAGTCCTTCGTCTCGTTCGGCCCTCCCGGGTCCTACTGGCTCACGGGCAACATGGAGACCGACTGGATCAGCATCGGTGCGGGCATCTCGCCTCGCGCTCGTATCTGGACTCAGGTATTCTCCGGTGCGGTGGCGCACGCGGCCTCCAACGACCGCAAGCACAACCACCTTTGGGTAGAACAGATTCCCGCTGATGATTAAGGTCAACGGCGCACGGGGCGCAACGCTTCTGGGGTTCGGCGGTCTGTCAGTCATTTTCGGGCTGGCATACCTGCCGACCCCCATCTCGATCATCCCTCCGATCCCGCTGGGTCTGGGTGGTCTGCACTCCCTGATCCCGCTCGGATATTGGGGCGGGCTTTGGTTCGTGATCGGTCTCTACCTGATCTACTCGGCGTTCCGGCAGGACCAGTCCCGGGCAATGGCTCTATTCGCGGGAATGTGCGCGATCTGGGGCCTAAGCTATACCTGGGCTTGGATTACCGGGATGGTCGAGGGCAACCCGGCGAACTCCCGGCTCTGGATGGCGTCAACTGTCTACCTGTCGTTTTTGGTGGCGTGTATCGGAGTCTCCCGGCTGGTCAACGCTCCAGTCCAGCGAGTACAAGAGCTAATCGCTGAGATTGAAGAAGGGAAACCGTGACATGACCGACCTATCGGCACCGATCTTTGATGTTATAAAGACGGCAGTAACGGTGCTGGGGTCCGGGGCTGCAATGTGGTTGGTCGCCCGGTTGACTCGCAAGAGCCAGCAGGAGTCCAGCCAAATTACGCTGCTCACCAACCTGATCGACCAGTTGCAGGAGGAGCGGAACGCGGCGGTTGCTACGGCGAAGCAGGTTCCACTCTGGCGGCGATACGCTCAGGGGCTAAGGGGCCAAGTTTACCGTCTATCGGAGCAGGTCAGCCGACTTGGGGAGACCCCGGTCGAGGCAGCTCCTATCGAACCTACAGAAGGGCTGGAGCTATGACATATCAACTGTTCGAAGGTCATACTTCGAAGAACTACACCCCAGGCCATTTGGCCAATCAGGTCTGGGGTCAGGGTGCGCGCCGGGTCGAGTCGATCACGATCCACTGGTGGGGCAACTACGGGCAGGAGTTCTGGTCTGTTGAGAACTTCCTGTGCGTGAACACCAAGCCGACCTCGGCGCACTTCGTGGTGCAGGATGGTTTGGTGTCCTGCATCGTCAACCCGGACGATGCCGCATGGCACGCGGGCAACCCGTACGGCAACACGACCTCCATTGGCATCGAGTGCCGACCGGAGGCCACGGACGGGGATTACCAGACCATCGCGGAGCTGGTGGCGTACCTGCGCAAAATCTACGGAGACGTACCGCTCGTGCACCACTACGAGTGGCAGTCCACGGCATGCCCGGGGACGTACGACCTCGCCCGTATTGACCGCCTCTCCCGAGGCGTCAACGTAACCGAATCAATTGAAGGGAGCATGACCGTGGCAGAAGCAGACCGCGTAATCGCATATTTGAAGGCTCTGGCCTCGGACGGCTGGACCGACGCCCAGGGTAAGAAGCACCCGGGCTTCATGTTCGTGATCGAGGCGAACCAGCAGCGGATCGACAACATCCCCGCGCTGGTGGCCAAGGCCGTTTGGGACACCCCGATCAACCGTGGCACCAAGGAGAACCCCGTCTACGTACGGGCACTCCAGGACCTCGCGAACAACGGCACGGACACTGCCCGTGTCATGGCCGACACCAAGGCCCTCCTTGAGCGGCCTGCAGGTGGCGGGGGCGGCACCGTGGACACGGAGGCAGTCGCCCAGTCCGTGTTCGAAAAAGTAATCGCTTGGCTCAAGCGCTAACCTAGGAGACGATCCCCTTGCTCACCTTCAATTTCGATATCTGGGCGCTGCTCCAGTTCTTCTTGTCGGCGGTTCTGCCGCTGCTGGTTGGACTGGTCACCACCCGCATGACAGCAGGAAACAAGAAGTCCATCCTGCTGCTGGGTCTGTCGATCGTCTCGTCTGCCCTCACGGAGCTGCTTTCTTGGTGGCTCGGAGGACACGAGGGAGTATTCGACGTCTTCCAGTGGCTGGTAATGGCTCTGTTGTCCTTCGTGGTCGGCGTCGGCCTCCACATGGGCCTTTACAAGACCCCTGGGGCTGACGGTACCTCGATTGCATCCCGGCTTGCAGATAAGGGCATCAAGGCAGACACTCCGGACTACGGTCCCACGTTTGCCGAGCAGTTCCCCACTCTGCATGACGCAACCGCCACCCTCGCGCCGAATGTCGGACTCCCCAAGAGCTACTTGCACTTGGAGGCTCCGGAGGGCGATCTGGCGGCTTTCGTGAACGACCCGGGGCCGAAGCACTCGCTTTAGTCCTGAAATCCAGGGAGGCCCCATCCGGGGCCTCCCTTACCTATGTGAAAGGCTCTATCCCTTGGTTAACATCCTGGACTTCGGCGCACCTACCCGAGCCAACTTCCTCACCGCTCTGGCCTCCGGCGCAAAGACCCTGTACTTCCCCGAGGGGACGTACGACTACTCCGGCGTAGCGATCAACCTTGACCGCGCAATCACGTTCCGTGGTGACGGCCCCGAGTCCACCAACATCTTGCTGACCGAAGGATTCCGCACCAACACTGGCGGACTGGACGTCGAGGGCATCACCTTCACGGCCAAGACGACCAGCTCCAACAACCGGGCCTTCCAGACCACGTTCGCCGGTCTCGGGGTCCAGTTCGACATTTCGGGCTTCAAGTTCCACAACTGCCACTTCGTGGGCTTCTTCTACGCGACCTACCTCGCGGGCGGAACCTACGCTGCGGCCTCGGACCCGACATTCGTCCCGGCAGGCTACGTGACCCGCATCAAGATCACCAACTGCGAATCCTTCGCACCCGCCACCGGCAACGCTGGGCACTTCCAGCACATCTTGACCCGGGACGTCCACATCTCCGGCTGTTCCACGTACGGTGGCGCAGGCGCGACCTCCTACAACTTCATCGGCAACAACGGCTACCTCCGGGTGCTGGGCAACTACGACAACTTCAACTCGTACGGCTCCTGCGAGGTCGAGAACAACAGCGGTTCCGCTATCGTCTCGGGCAATCACTTCGGGTCGGATATCTGGATCGACGACTCGAATAACGTCAACGTCTCGGACAACGTGGTGGAGCGGGATATCCTGGTCTCCATCCAGAACTTCAATGTCCAGAACGTGAAGGTGTTGGGCAACCACGCTGCCCGTATCCGGGTGATCAAGTTCGGCACTACCCAGACGAACCCGCTCGTGATGGATGCGATCCTGATCGCGGACAACCACCTGAACGGCACCGGTACGTACGGTATCTTCATTCAGGACGACCAGAACCGCATCAAGCGCGTGGATGTCAAGGGCAACTTCATCACCGGCCACTACACGAGCGGTTCCATCGGCGTCGTCAAGTACGCGAACATGTATACTCAGGTCCGCGACAACTGGCTCATTAACACTGGTGTGATCGGCGTCGTCGTTTCCGGCTCCGCTGGTACCGTGACCCAGACCGGCAACGTCTAGGAAAATCGACTTGCGTCGTTAGCAAGCCATACGGTAGAGTAGGTTCCGGCATACGGCGTGCTGGCGGTCCTCCTAGGGATCGGCCCCAGGATCAAAAGTCCTGGGGCCTTTCTCTTGGCCCGCTACTTGACAGATAGGAAAGAGCTTCATGATGAAGAGCGAACGAGCAGAGCAGTACTTCGACGAGAACGGCGGTGTGAACCTCCAGTTGACCAATGTCGCCGTGGCGGAGAAGCTCAACATCGATCATTCGACCGTGAGCCGGATACGCTCCGGCCAGCGGTACCCGTCCCGGGAGCTGATGCGCCGGATCGAGGGTACGTTTGATTGGAAGGTCGTCCACCAACTTGAGCTGCTCCCCGACAAGGGGCGTAACATGCGCTACGCCCAGGAATTCGAGAAGAAAATCCTCAAGCGTGACGGCGTAAAAGCGCGTGTCTAAATTCAGCTACTACACCAAGCTAGCGCTTGAGCTGTCTCGGGAGGACTGCGGGCGCGTCGTGTCGATCGGCAATGGTGAGTGGACCATCGTCGGCGTACTCAACCGGGTGGACAACGAGGATATCGTTGAGCTGACCCACGGCTACGACTGGGGCGGCGGAGGCTCACGCACCATCCGCTGCTGGGTCACTGTTGGACCCTTCAAGGGCGAGATTGATCCCAGGGCCACAGTCACTGTAGAAGTCCCCGCGCTGGACTCCGGCGACTCCGGAGACGTGATCATAGGAGAGATTCTTGCCTAACCGACCGCCACTGCTGCAACATCAGAAAGAGGGTATCGAATGGATACGGACCGTGAAAAGGGGCCTCTGCGGAGACGAGCCTGGCCTGGGCAAATCTCGGCTAGCAATCGAAGCGTTCGATGGGCCAAACAACCGAAACGCGATCATAGCCCCGGCGATGGTCATCAACGGCGGCACGTGGCGGGACCAACTGGCCCAGTGGTCCGACTATCCGGAGAATTGGACTGTTATTCCGTATTCGGGAATGAACCTTCGAGAGAAGACGGCCAAAGGAGGATTGAAACCTACATCAAAACTGGTCCCGGAGCTTACCGGGTCATTTCACGCCTTGGTAGTGGACGAGAGTCACTACACGAAAGGACGCAACACGTATTGGACGAAGAGCGTCGAGCAGCTCGCGAAGAACTGCGAGCACGTGCTGGAAATGACCGGAACACCGATCCCGAACTGGGCGCACGAGATGTTCACCCTACTTCGGGTGATGTTCCCCGAGAAGGCCAAGCGGGGTGGCCCGTTGGGGTCGTACTGGAGATGGGTGGAGACGTGGTTCGACGTCGAAATCAGCCGACACCGGGAGCACGAGAGGATCATCGGGCATCTGCTGGCGTGCCGAGCAGTGTGCTACGACCTCCCGCCGACGCAGCCTTGCGAACATTATTCGCAGTTCATGAGCGAGAACCTTGGTCCGCATTTCTTGCGCAGGCTGCGGGAGGACTGCCTCGATTTGCCTCCAGTGACGAATCAAGAAATCCTGGTGCCCATGGATGGTCCGCAGAAGGAGCACTACCGGGAGATGAAGAAGCATTTCATGACCGAAGTGGACGACAAGGAGATACTGTCGTGGTCCACGGGTGCGCGTCACGTAGCCTTGGATCGGATTTCAATCTCTCCTTGGCTATTGAACCCGGTCGGGGAACCGAAGGGTGGGAAATTCGAGCAACTGCGTTTCGACCTCGCCGGTCGGGCAAGGCCAACGCTCGTGCTCGCGCATTACAGGGATGTTGTCGACGCCTGTGCGGCTGTGGCGAAATCGACGGGGGCTACCGCTGCTACTGTGCACGGTGGGAATACCAAGACGGCCAATGGCACAGCTGTTCAGAACTTCAAGGATGGCCGATTGGACGTTCTGGTTGGTTCTTTGGAGATGGTCTCGGAGGGCTTGCAACTTACGGTCGCGGATATGGCAATTTTTGTCGAGACGTCCTACAAGCCGTATCGGAACGAGCAGGCTCGGCAGCGGGTCCATCGCCTCGGGCAGACTCGCCCGGTGACTATCAAGGAGTATATAACTCCGGATACCGTCGATGCGAAAAAGCGGGTCCTCTTGCAGGAGAAGACCACAGATCAAATCCGGTATATGTCGGCTGGAGATTTCAAAAAGCTACTGTGACGGACATTCGCGGTGGTTCCTATCATCACATAATCGACATGGAACCCTGGCAGTAAGGCTGGCTTGACAGGCTGGCAAACCATATGGTTGACTAGAGTCTATGGGCGGGGCCTGCACGAGGCCCCGCCAACGACCACAAGGAGCCAACCAGTGAGCGTAAATTACCAGCCCGCACGGACCACCCGCGAACTCAAGCTGACCACGGCCAGCGGAGAGCCGGTCGTGATCCCCGCGAACACGGACCTTATGGCCTCCTACTCGGTGGCACAGAAGTCCATGGTCCTGATCAAGTACAACGGCGTGCACTACGTGGACGCTAACGCGGTGCGGTTCCTCTAATGCCTCGGGGAATCTACGGATTCTGGGACTATCTGGACAAGTGCGTAGTCTGCGGAGTCCCCAAGGCCCAGCACCGCAAGGACCAGAAGCTGAGGCCAGGGAAGTTCCCCTGCCTCCACGGCGGAAACCACAAATTCAGCGTTTGGGTTCCCGACGAGACCGAGGACCGGGACTGCCTAGCCTGCAACCCGGAATTCACTGGACACTACCGCCACATTTGCAAAGACCAACTAGCTGAGGAGCTGCAATGACCGCCACCGATACCGCCACCAAAGAGCAGGACCCGACCAACCCGAACAAGTTCCCGACCCGGCAGGGCCAGCATGCCTGCGGACACTGTATGGTAGGGCACCACGACTGCTGCCCGGGCGGAGTCCGGAACGGCAACGGCCAAATCATTCTCTGCGGTTGCAAGCAGGAGGACTGCAGGGCGGGCCAGCCCCGGTGCACCGAGTGCCATAACACCGAGGCCAACGAGATTGGGCCGAACTGGAAATGTCTGGACCGGCTGGACTGCGAGGCCGAGCAGGAGCGCAGGCTGGCCGCGAACCCTACGATCCAGTGGATCAGGAGCGAGACCCAGAAAAAGGCCGTCGTGGCCTCGGAGGACTCCGGAGCGGTCGAAGGACCCCCGGCCCGTGCGAGGGTCTCCCGTGCCACACGGAAGCCCGCCGAGCCTACCCCGTGCACCTGCGGGTGTGAGGGGCTGACCAAGGGCGGGAAGTTCCTGCCTGGGCACGATAGCAAATACCTCAACCAGCTAGTGGAGGCTGCAGAGCGCGGAGGCCGTCACGCCGACGAAGCCGCAATCCGGGCCGACGCTATCAGCGAAGCTTTCGGGGCCAAGTTCCGGAAGCGCGCTGGCATCAAATAAGAACAGGAAATACAATGGTTAGATCATACACACCCGTAGCCAAGCGTCCGAACTACGTGCCCAAGGGAGGGGCCAAGTCCATCCGCTTCACTGCGGATTACTGGGCGGCTCTCCGGAAGCAGCGGGAGGACCAGCGCCTGAATCTCCTGAGGCGGCAGGTCCAGGCCCACCTACGGTTCCTCTCCGAGGACGGGAAGGCCCCGCTCTATGTATTCTTCGGTTCATCCCGGGAACACGCGCACTGGGCGCGGGAGTTCATGCTGGCACTGCTGGAAGTCGGGGTGGTATTCGAGCCTCGCCATGACGTAATGGCAGCCCGTCCGGAGCGGATGCGCGGACACAATCGTCGGATGGTGGCGGTCTGGTCCTCGGACCCAACCCCAGTGGGGGAACGGGCACGGCAGGCGGAGATTGACGCGATGTACTATATCGAGGAGCGCAACGCGATCATGGGATACGAGGTTTCACGTGAAACTTCCAGTGTTTAGGGACGAGGCGTATGGCCGGATGATTCTGGCCGTGGACCCCGGCGACGAACATGTCGGGGTGGCGTGGCTGGACCGGGAGGAGAAAGGCTGGGCGGTCGTATTCGTGACCGAAATGACCCCGGAGGAGTTCCTCGACTACATACTGCCCGCGCTGCAGTCGGGTCTGTTTAGGTACTTCGTACTGGAGTCGTTTAGCCTGTACGCCGACAAGCTCAAAGAGCAGGTGGGGTCGGAGATGTTGACCTCACAGATGATCGGTGCGGCCAAGTTCGCGGTGAAGATCGCGAACGAGTACGCATACATGAACCCGCACCTGATGTACGAGGTCGAGCTGGTGATGCAGCAGCCAGCGGCCAAGGCCCCGGCGTTCGCGATTCTGGAGCGCAAGAAGTATAAGTTCACGGCCAAGCGGCTCAAGGTTCCTGGGCAGCACGTCATGGACGCGGAGGTCCACGGGATCAAGTTCGTTATGGATACGCTCGGGGAGAAGATGATACGCAACCCGGAGCTTTGGGACGAGGCCCCACTTGACAACTAGGCAAGGGCCATGGTTTACTAGTGTTTTAGCCACCCCGAATTAGGAGCCGAAATGACGAAGATCGCAGACCTCACCAAGGGCAAGACCCTCGTGAACCGCTCGGGCCGCGAGTTCACCATCCTGAGCAAGAAGTTCCAGGATGCAGGGACCTACCTCCGGACCCCCGAGGACCCGAACTACCTCGCGATGGTCCGTCCCGCCGAGGGAGGCCGAGCCTTTGACCTCTTCGTCAGCCAGTCCAACCTCGACGAGGGCGACTACCGCCTCAAGTAAGCCCAACCCCCGGGAGGGGTCGCAAGGCCCCTCCCACCCCAAACTTTGAAGGAGCCAAAATGTTCAAGCTGATCGGCGAAAACACCCTCACCGGCAACACCTGGGTTTGCCAAGACGAAATCGCCACCCGAGGAGAAGCCAACGAACTGCGCGACGGGTACAAGCGCCTCGAATCCGACTACAAGATCGACTACTACGTGGAGGAGTCCAAGTGAAGCGGGTAGCGTACGCGGGCGGAGGCACTTGGTACGTCCACACCGAGGCGGGTGATCTGGTCGGAATCCTCCGGCAGGGAATAACCCAGGCATGGACGGCCCGGACCGCGAACGGCGAACTTCGGCTGATCAACACCGAGCGGGAGTACGGCGGCAACGCTAGCCCGTTCGAAATCGCGAACGAGCTGGTGATCTGGTAGTGCCGAAGATCAACAAACGGCCCCAAATCACGGAGCGGAGCGAGGCACGTGAGGACGTGTCCTCGCTCATGCGCCTGAACTGGCTGGAGGACGCGTCCAACAATGCAGTTGGGTACGCGAACAAGTACCCGAGGGACCCATTCAAGACCGAGGCCACAATCGAACTCCGGGACGCGGCACGTCTCCTGCTGGTGCTGATGCAACGACCCGGAGGTAAACGGCTCCAAGGACCTCGGCAGGGAATACGTCAATCTCCGGGCCGAGCAGCTCCGGCTGAGCGCAGTAAACCGCAGGCCGAGCACCAGTCCGCACGACTGGACCCCGACCAACACCGAATCCGAACCACCATTTTAGGAGAACCAAAATGACAACCACAGTAGACGTACACTACGAGGACGGGTCGGGTCGGGCATACGCCTTCAAGACCCAGATTCCCGGCCTCACCGAGGGTGACGCGGTGCTAGTGAAAGACCGCTCCGGAATACACGTGGCAGCGGTAGTCCGCTCACCCTCCCTGAACCCCGGAAAGGCTACCGCGTGGGCCTTCCAGAAGGTAGACCTCGACGCACTCAAGCGCTGCGAGAACCGGGACCGGGTGCTCGGCTTGATCAAGATCAAGGTAGCGGAGCGCCAGACCCTGGACCTCGCTTACAAGCTGGCCGAGCAGGACCCCGAATTGTTGGCACTAGTACAGGAGCTGGAAGCATGAGCACTCACTTCACCGCAAGGGTGGATATCGTCAAGGTCACCAAGACCACGATTAACAACCGGGACCGCGACACCACCCGCGACAAGGAGGAGATTATGAACGTCACCCTCCGGGACGAGTCGCTCCCGGAACTGGTCCGCAAGATTAATGCGATCCTCGAAGTCAACGTACCGGCTCGGGCATCCATCTCCGCAGAGGCGCTGACGATATGAGGCGCGTCTGGCAGCTCCTCGGGATCGCTGCAGTGATGGTCGTGGGACTCGCGGTGGGGGTGGCGATTCCCGGAATCCCGGACTCCATCGTCTTCCTGCTCTGGGCGGTCTGCCTGATCCTAGCCTTCCTCGCGTGGGGCAAGTACCAAGAGCAGCTCCGGGAGGAGCGGGAGAACCGGATGAAGGAATCCCAGGCCGAGTTCCACCGCCTGTACGTCAGGTACAGGGAGGCCCGCACGAGGCGTCTACGCGACCACCTGAAACACGCGTCGCCCGACGAGGAGTTCCGATTCCCCAACTTCGCAGAATGGAGAGAAGACCGTGCCGAAACTGACTAAGGAGCAGATTGCAATCACAGTCATTGAGAACGCAAACCCCAAGGACTGGGGCTGGATCGCGGGCCAGCTCGTGGGGGCCAGTCTGGCTCATAACTTGGGACTCAAAGTCCACCAGATCATCCACAAGCTCAAGACCGAGAAGAAGGTTAACTGATGCCACAGATTCAGATCGTCAGCTACTCGGAGCTGGACACCTTCCGGCAGTGCAACCTCAAGCACCTACTCGCCTATAAGCAGCGCTGGACCACCGAGAAAGCCGAGGACTCCGCGCTCGGCAAGGGGTCCATGTGGCATAAGGTGATGGAGGACCACCACTTGGTCCTGATGCAGGCGCAAAAGGACGCGAACTACCGGACACCCTCCCCGAGTGATCAGCGGGCGATCCTGGCCAAGTGCCGTGACGCAATCCGGCCTCACATCATGGATGAACAGGGTAACCAGACCCCAACCCAGGCCCTGATCGAGTGGATGTATGACGGGTACGTGGAGTTCCACGGGATCGACGACGAGTGGATCACGGTCGGGGTGGAGCTGCCCGCGCAGGTCCCGTTGCCTTGGCCGGACGGGCGACCCAGCCACTACCATCTGAAACTCAAGATGGACCGATTGGTCCGCTCCAAGCGGGACGGCCAGCTCTGGATCGAGGACCACAAGTCCGGGGCCAACAAGCCCAACCAGTTCGAACTCCAGCTTGATGACCAGTTCGGCCTCTATACGTGGGCTGTGGCGATTCCGCTTGGCCAGAAGGTTATGGGGTCGATGCACACCTACTGCCGCACAACCCAGAACACCGGGGACCGTCCGGAGGAGACCTGGCCCAAGGGCAAGAAGTACAAGCCCCAGACGCTGGAGGACCGGAACGAGAGGTTCTACCTGAACCGCTCCGACCGGGAACTCAAGGCTCTTGCCGACGACGCATTCGCCGCTGCCCGCAACGCCTACCCGCCCAAGGGCATGCAGCTTCCGCTCTATTCGGCACCGGACGTGCGGAACTGTGGCTGGAAGTGCGACTTCAAGGAGGCTCACCTGATGTTGCGTGAGGGTCTTTCCATCGAACATGTGATGAAGGCCGAGGGCTTCCATCAGGATTTCACGAGGCACTAAATGACTGCGACACCGGACGACCACGACCCGAATTACGAGCGGTTCATGAACTCCTTTAGGCCGGAATCCATCCGGGAGGGCGAGGAGGACCCCACGGAGGACCTCGGACCCACCCCGGAGGACTTCGGGGCCTCCCTGCCGTGGGAGGCGCAGGAGAGCAACTCCGAGGCCCGCTACATCGGCAGGCGCTCGGGGGACATGCTGCGGGAATTCCTGGCCAACGGCTTCACCCGGCAGGAAGCTATCATGTTCATCTGCCAGATGCTCCCGCATCACCCCCACTAAGGCCCGCTTGACAGCCTGCCAAGGCTAGTGGTTAGATAGTGGAGCACTGCCCGACCAGACGGGAGCCGATCTGGAATGACAAAACACGAAAGAGGACGAATTGCCACGCGCAACAGCCGCTAAAAAGAACGACAAGATCGCTGAGGCGATCGCCCAGACCAGCATCGATGATGTGGTCAAGGCAGCACCGGTCGAGGACAACAGGTTGGAGGACCTGTTCGCTCCCATCGACGAGGTAGACGACACCTACAACTTCTGCTTCTACGGGCTGGAAGGCTCCGGCAAGACCACGGCCATTGCGACCGCTGCGGACATTGCTCCTGAGGGCAGCAAGATTCTGATCATCAACGCCGAGGGTGGCGTGAAGAAAAAGGCCCTTGAACGGCGCGGAATCGATACCTCCAAGATCGTCCTGTGGCCGAACCCCAAGACCGGCCAGAAGGTCACCCGTAAGGGACTGGAGAAGCTCTACCAAGTCCTCGCCTCGGACCTCGCCAAGGACCCGAACTCGTGGTTCCTGATCGGCTGGGACTCCATCACCGAAGTACACGCCAAGATCGTGTCGGACGTGGCGGGAGCACGCATCCAGCGGGCCAGGGATCGGGACGTCGAAATCTCCGAGACCGACGAGTTCTTCACGGACCGCGACGATTACGGCGTAATGTCGAAGATGGTCAACGACCTTCTCCGCAAGTTCCGTGACCTTCCGGTTCACTACGTGGTCACCGCTCTGGAGCGCCGGGACGTGGACGAGAAGACCTCCAAGGTCTCCTACGGTCCCGCAGTCACTCCGGCCCTGCAGACTTCACTCCTGGGCTACACGGACGTGAACCTGTACTTCAAGGCGGAGGACGAGGACGGCCCCTACCGGGCACTGGCCAAGGGTGTTGGCACGTTCCGCACCAAGGACCGGATGGGCGGCATGCCTAAGGTAATCGCCCAGCCCAACATGGAGCGAATCCTGGGCTACATCAATGGCGACATTGAGGAAGCCACGGACGAACTCCAAAAGACTTTGCCAGCGATCAAGGAGCGCAAGCCCAAGGTCTCCGGCAAAATCCGCAAGACGGCAGCGGAGAAAAAGGCCGAGGAGGCAGAAGCAGCGTCCGGGGAGGACGACGCAGAAGCCGCCGAATCCAGCGACGACGAGTAAATACTCGCCCGTCCAGCAGTACCCCGGACACAACGCCGGGTCAACCCAAACAAAGATAGGAACCACCAGAAATGCCTAAGCTCAACAAGAAAATGGCCGCTGCAGTCGAATCCGCCGAGGCCGTCAGTGGCGATTTCCCGCTGCTGGACAACGGTTACTACTACGCCCAGCTCGGAGACGTAGAAGTTCAGGACGGCAACTACGCGCCGGTCTGGAATGCCACGTTGGAGAACCTCCACAAGCAGTCCACCAACGAAAAGGCCAGCGGCAAGCAGTGGTACCGCATGAACGTCGTATCGGACGACAAGGCACCGGCCAACTACACCAACGGCGACAAGAAGTGGGCCGCGTTCCACTCCATGAGCCAGGGCCAGCTCAAGTCCTTCTTCGAAGCTTTCGGGTACACCCCGGACAGCGACACCGACGAGATGCGCGGCGAATGGACCTTGATCAAGGTCGGCACCCGCGTCATTTCCAGTGGTGACCGTAAGGGCGAGAAGGTCAATGAAATCAAGTCCCTCTCGCCGGTCCCGGACGACTTCGACTCCACCGAGCTGGAGCCTGAGGGCGACGACACCTTCTAGTCCGTCCGAGTCGGTTTGATTGCGAGGCCCTCCGTCCAATTAGGGCGGGGGGCCTCACCCCTTAGGAGTTACTGTGGTAAAACTGTCCGAACGTCACTCGGCGGCTCTCGCTGAGTACAAACCCGAATCTATGCTGGATGCAGCCCTGGCCCTCGCCCGTGAGGGCTGGCACGTATTCCCGCTCCGTCCCGGAACCAAAATCCCGCTGATCAGCAAGAAAGCAGGTGGTAAAGGTGCACTCGACGGATCAACTGACGAGGACCTTATTCGCTACTGGTGGAATAAATACCCCACTGCCGGGATTGGCGCAAATCTTGGAGAAGACCGGCTGGCGGTTGACCTCGATTTCAACCACGGCGCTACCCGGCTGGGATCGCTACCAGATACGCGCACACATCACTCGGGACGAGGGAACGGCAACGTTCATCTTGTTTACCGAATTGAACCGGGGTCAGCTGCTGCGGCAGTCAAGTCCGGAACGAACGTCCTGGGTTCAGGCGTTGATATTAGAGCAGGTAAGGGATCTTACATTGTAATGCCTCCGACGCCACACGAAGAGACCGGCCAACCCTACCGGCTGGACGACTACGACCGCGAGGAGCACCTTCTCACGGACGACGAGCTGGCGCTAATCTATCAGGAAGCCGGGGTTGCCCAGCCTGCGGCCTCCCGTGGGGCCAAGAAGGGCCTCGCAGTGGTGGACGGGGCCAAGAGCCACAAGAGGCCGATGGAGAGCCACGCAAGTACCCTCGCGGGCCTTCTGGCGGACCCTCCGGCTGAGGGTGGCCGGAACGACTGGTTTGTCCGGGTCTGCGGCTTCATTGCCAAGAAGGCCAGCAGGTTCAATGACTACGAGATTGAGGTCCTCGGAGCGGCAAACCGCATGCCCAACCCGCTCCCGGTGGAGGAGCTACAGAAGACCCTCAACTCGGTCTGGGAAGCGGAGCAGGCCAAGCCCGCCAAGGTCCTCCACGAGGGCAACGGCTTCCTCACCGGGAACAAGGCTCGGCTGTTCTGCCAGATCGCGGTGAAGAACGGGGACGAGACCCACTACGAGCAGGCACCATACGCGGACTTCGATATCGAGGCCCGTGGTGTGGCAGTGGACGAGACCTCCCGTCGCCTGTACTGGGTGCGGATTTACTGGGGCGGCAAGTTCTATGACACCACCCTCCCGGGTGAGACCCTGGGCAACGAGAACGGGTTCAAGACGTGGTTGGCCGCTCGGGGCATGAGCGTGGACCAACCTTTCATGGCCCAGCCCAAGACGCCACCCGCGACCAGAATCCTCCGGTATCTGAACAGCCAGAACCCTCCCGAAGTCAAGATCGTAACCACCCTGGGCTACGACGAGGTTATGGACGGTTTCGTGACTCACGAGGGTCTGATCACGCAGGCGGGCAAGACCAGCAAGGAGGAGGCGCACATTGTGGCCGATCCCTCGTTAGTGGAGCGGGACATTGCTCCTTATGCCTACGGGATGGAGCGGGATCGGGCCGAGGCACAGCGGGTGCTGCGGGAGATTTTGAACTTCCAAGACGAGACCACCACCAGCGTATTCGGGGCTTGGTGGGCGGCATGCCTGCTGAAACCGCAGATTCAGGACCGGACGGCGTTGTTCCCGTTCTTCGGGGTGGAAGCGGCCTCCGAGTCGGGCAAGACTAATGGTTTCTTCGATCTGATGGTGGAGCTTAATGGGAACACACGCGGCCAGATTGTCCCGACCCGACCGGTTCTCCGGGACTACGCGTCGGCCAACAAGAACGGGATCGTCTGGGCGGACGACCTCGACTCGTTGGAGGCGTATGGGGAGCTGCTCCGGGCCAGCACGTCCAACGGTACGGCCTCCAAGATGGAGGCGGACCGCAACGGTATTCGGAATACCAAGGTTGTTGCACCGATCCTCATTACTGGTGAAGCCCTGGGATTCGGCACCCAGAAAGCTCTCTTGGACCGCTCGGTGGTTCTGAACATCACCAGCCCCAAGGGGAGGCGCTCGGTCCACGACCCGGACAAGCTGCAGTGGGAGGACGTACAGGAGCTGCGGTCGCTGTACCCCAAGAGTCAGGGCGGTCTGTCGGTGCTGGCGGGCTGGTTCGTCCAACACGCGCTACAGAACACCAAGCCCGCACTAAAGGCCCTGAACGAGGCGGCTCGGGAGATACCGGGACGACACGGGGACAAGCTGGCGGTCCTGAGGGCCGGGGCGCGCCTGCTAGATGCTCTCGTGGGGCACGAGGACCCGTGGAGCGGGCAGGGCGAGCACGCACGCCGGGTGGATGCCTGGGCCGGGGCGAACCAGCAGACTTTGGATCAGGACAACACCCTGACGATGAAAATCCTGCCGTGGGCGCTGCGGACGTTCGACTACCCGGAGAAGCCGGAGCGGCTGGAGGTCGGTCGGTTCCAGTCGCTGATCACGCCGGTGGCGATTAAAGGTGACCTTGAGTCACCGGGGGCCGAGACTCTGGACGGAGCGACCGTGGAAATCTTCTATTCCCCTACGTTGCTGGCGGAGGCATGGAAGCGGGAGCAGGGGTTTAGGGTTGACGACCGTACCGAGACAGTCTCGGCGCTGAGTCAGCAATCCCAGGCTTTGGCCTCGGGTCACAAGGTGATGAAGGTCGGAGGTAGTGCCCAGAGGTTCCGGAAGCTTCCGAGTGAGTATGTACAAACTGTACTGAGGCGTGCCGAGGGGTCCTAGTTACAGGCTGAGGCCCTCTAGTTACAGGGGGGTTGTAACCCAGGTTTAGTTTAAGGAACCCCGGAAGGACGGGATCGGGACATGGACTGGTTACAGGTTACAATAGTTACAATGTAGTTTCTTTTTTACGTACGTGGGAGAGGGGATCGGGTCTAGTCCGGTCTCCTCTCCTTTCTTATGAGGGGGTGGGCCGGGAGCCTGTAACCCTGTAACCGATACCCCTTCTGCCGCGTCATGACGGGGCCGGAGCGGTTACAGGATACCCCGTAACCGGGTTGTTACCCCTGTAACCGATACCCCGGCTTGCGCGGCAGGCAAACCTGCTGGTAGAGTAGTCTCCGTGCCCCGGTGGGGCCGATAACAACTGATGAACGAGGAGCCAAATTGAGCAACGGTATGGTACGTATGGAAGCCTACCTCGGACCGAACCGGCCCGAGACCCTGGCCACGGGCGATGGTCCGGACGGGGCAGCAGTGGCTGTCGTACGAGGCTTCCGGGACCGGGACGAGTGCGAGTGGGTCGGGGCCTATCAGACTACAGAGGATGCCCTCTCGGCGGTCCGGGAGGCAGACTCCGGGGAGAACGCCTACGGGATTCTCTGCAGCACCCGGAAGGTGCACTAGCAGTGGAGTACACGGGCGAGAAACTGCTGCCCTCGGACCTGCTGTTCCTGTACAAGCAGGCGGGGCTGACCCCGGGGTCCAGTATGTCAGTGGACACCGAAACCTCGGGCCTGCGCACTGACGAGGGGGCCAGGATTTCCACGGTCTCTGTCGGCTGGCTGGACGAGGACGACGAGTGGGAGTTTGTAAACAACGAGGTCTGGCCCTCCGGGATCAGCACCAATCGGACCGAGGAGGTCTGGGAGGGACGGCCCGAGGTCCGGGTGATTTCGTTTGCATGGCCGTTCGATCAGGGTGTATCGGGCACCGGCAAGCGGGAGGACTCCGGACAGGAGACCCTCTGGCCGGATGCGGAGAACCTGCCGCTGGAAGAGTGGGTAGCCCTGCTGGAGTTCATCCGGCTGGTGGGCGAGTCCCATTCGCTGGACATGCAGAACGCCAAGTTCGACTGCCACATGTTCCGGGCGGGCTGCAGGCGCTGGCCGGGAGTCGGGGACGACTTCATGGAGCTGGTCTCGTGGGACACCCAGAACGGCAACGATCTGGTGTTCGGCTTCCTGCCCTCCACCAGCCTGAAAGGTCCAGGGACGGCCACGGAGTTCCTGTGGGGAGCGCAGGAGTCCGACGAGAAGCATATAATCTCGGAGTACCTCAAGAAGAAGAAGCTCCCCAAGGGCCGCTGGGACCTGATGCCGTGGGATATCATCGCGAAATACGCGGATCAGGATGCCCGACTGACGACCCGACTAAAGGCGGTCCAGCAGGACTGGATTCTGGACGAGGGAGTCCCGTGGATGGACGGGAAGCAGGGCCGCATGACGGCGTCCGAGGCGTTCCAGCGCCGGATGCGTATGACCTACCTGCTCTACCGGATGGAGAAGCGTGGGCTTCCGTTCGACGTGGAATCCGCCAAGGAATACAGCATGGAGCTGAAATGGCGGGCCAAGCAGTTCGCGAAGGACCTGCCGTTCAAGCCTGCCACGCTGGACATGGCCAAGCACTACTGGTTCGGTACCGGCCTCAAGCAGGGAGTGGAGGGCCTGGGGCATCCGCCTGTGGCCACGACTGATGGTGGCGCACCGTCACTCACAGCCAACGACCTCGGTAAGCTGATCGCACAGGACCTGCCCGGCGCTGCAGTCTGGCGCAACTTCGCCAAATGCCAGGACGCAGATTCGCGCTGGTATGAAGGTTGGGTCAACAAGGCAGGGGCCGACGACCGGCTGAGGACCTCGGTCCGTCAGAACGGCACCCGCTCCGGGAGGTTCTCGGTTGAGGGTATCCAGCTACAGGCGATCCCGCAGAACTACAAGCTGTCGGGCTATGAGGGCATGGACGGCATCCCTTCGCCGCGTGCTCTGATCGGCTCTGCGGTGGCGATGATGCAGGGCTGGGAGATGTGGGAGCTTGACTTGGCCAACGCCGAGTTGAGGGTGGCGGCACTGTTCGCCAAGTGCCAGCGCATGCTCGACATGATCGACCAAGGGATGGACCTGCATGGCGAAACCGCCAAGGAGCTGTTCAATGCGTCGGAGGACGACGAGAACTGGGACCAGCGCCGGTCGATCGCCAAGCGAGCAAACTTCTCGCTGATTTTCGGGGTCGGCTGGGCCACGCTGCAGCAGAACATCGAAGTCAACACCGGTATCATACTGTCGGACCGCGAGGCCCAGGTTCTGGTGAAGGACTGGAACGCGCTCTACCCGGAGTACAAGCGGGCGATCAACGTCCATATGGCCAAGATCGAGAAGCGCCAGAAGGACCGAAACGAGGTCGCCGGGTACCTGCAAATGGCCAACGGCGAGCGCCGCTGGTTTGCCAAGCACGAGGACACCCACAAGGGGTTCAACCAGCGGGTCCAGCCCAGCTTGGCCCAGTTCGGGATCAACTGGTGGACGCTGGCGGACGAGTACATCAGTTCGCGTCTGACGGCGGAGGAGCTGGAGCACGGCGGAACAGTCCTGCTGGTCCATGACTCCATGGTCCTGCTGCTGCCCAGCGACCGGGCCAAGGAAATTATTGACCGGGTGATCGAAATCGGCGTGGAGCTGTGGGCCGAGACCTTCCCCGGTGTCCCGGGTGGAGTCGATGCTAAACCCTGGAACAAGTAGACTTACCTAGTCACAAATAGATTTCCGTTTCACGTGAAACGGGACAACCCAATAGAAAGATGGATATGAGCAACGTAATGGTAGTAGTAGGCGGACAGTACGGCTCCGAGGCCAAGGGCCACATCACGGCACAGCTCGTGAAGCAGGCCGTGAAGTCAGGTCGTCAGGTGGTCAACGTCCGAGTGGCTGGCCCCAACGCAGGCCACACGGCCTACGACGACGAGGGTGTCAAGTACGCGTTCCGTCAGGTCCCGGTTGGTGCCGTGATCGAACCCATCGTGTCCGTGATCGCCGCAGGCTCCGAGATTGATCTGCCGGTGCTGCTGGAGGAGATTCACTTCGCCCGGGACAACGGCCATATCGTGCAGCTGCTGGTGGACTGGAACGCGACGATGATCCAGCACCACCACAAGATGCAGGAGTCCGAGGGCAAGATGGTCGAGAGCATCGGCTCCACGGCCAAGGGTATCGGCGCTGCCCGTGCCGAGCGGGTCTGGCGCAAGGCCAAGCGACTGATTGACTTCCCGGAGGCTTGCAACCTGCTGCAGGAAATCCCCGGGGTTCAGGTGGTCGATACGGTGAAGTACCTGCACGGCGAGTCCAGCCGAAGCAGCGTCAGCATTATCATCGAGGGCACCCAGGGTTACGGGCTGGGGGTCCACACAGAAGCCTACCCGCAGACCACTTCCTCGGACTGCCGCGCCATTGACTTCCTGGCCATGGCCGGGATCAGCCCGTGGCACCCAGGGATCGAGTCGACTCAGGTCATTATTGCCACCCGGGTATTCCCGATCAGGGTTGCGGGCAACTCCGGCCCGATGGAGGGTGAGACCTCTTGGGAGGAGCTGGGACTGCCCGAGGAGCGCACCACGGTAACCCAGAAGGTACGCCGGGTGGGTCAGTGGGACGGGAAGCTCGTAAAGGCCGCTTTCGAGGCCAACGGTGGCTGGGCCATTGCGGACGACGACATGGAGGGCCAGCTCATGCAGATGGTCTCCGGTGGTCCTAAGGTCGTGGTGGGTCTGACTATGTTGGATCAGGTGATCCCGGAAATCGAGGGTCTGACCACGTTTGATGATCTGGACGAGCCGACGCTGGCGAAGGTCGAGGAGTGGATCAACAAGGTCTACCGCGAGACCGGCGCTCACACGGCGATGATAACGACCTCCCCCAAGACCGCTGTACTGTTTGGAGTCTGAGCCATGGCGAGGAATGGACACGCGCTGAACTGCGCTAGCCTGATGCACGTTGACGGGGGCTGGCCTAGCCCCTGCTCCTGCGGTGCCGATCTAACAGTGGAGCCGTCCGAGTCGATCCCGGTCGAGCAGGTCGGGAAGCTGGAGGAGACGGAACAGGGTCTGGTGGGTCTGTTCAAGCTGCACGGGGTGGACCTCACCAACGAGCAGCGGGCCGCGATCATCGAGGGTCGAATCCCAGGGTTCAGTATCGGAGGCGAGGAGGTCCGCTCGGTCTCGGAGACCGGGGCCGAGAAGGGCGTCAAGCCCGCTCGGTTCTCGTTGATCCCAGTGGGTCCGCTCACCGAGGTCGCGGTCCACTTCGGACGCGGTGCCCAGAAGTACGAAGTCCACAACTGGCGCAAGGGCTACGAGTTCAGCAAGGGTTATGACGCGCTGCAGCGGCACGCTAACGCTTGGTGGAGCGGCGAGGACCTCGACCCCGAGATGCAGACCTCCCACTTGGCGGCAGTGGCGTTCCACGCTCTGGCGCTGCTGGAGCTGCACGTAACCCATCCCGAGATGGACGACCGCTACAAGGAAGGCTCCTAGTGGGTCGCCCGAGCAAGGCCGCACAGGCCGCGTACATCAAGCGGATCGACGCACTCAAGAACCGCCTGCTCGACCTCTGCGCCGAACCGGAGCGGGGGTTGTCGGTGGACTTGGAGTTCCAGCGGGTGCGCCGGTACCACCATGAGGACGAAATCCCGATGATCGAGGCGTATGAACGCGTGATCGACGAAATTACCACGAAAGGACCGGTCAAGCTGTGACCAAGACACTCTACCTCGCCTACCCGATCGACTTCTCAGGCGGGCACTCCGTCACGCGGCTGATCGGGGATACCGTCTCGTGGGCCAAGGAGCACGTCTTCTCGGACTCCGGACTACTCGCATACGATCCCGGGGCCGCGTGGACTGTGGGAGGCCGTCGGAGGGTCACTCCGGAGCTACAGAAGATCAACCAGGCCGCGATCCAGCAGTCGGACGCGATGTTGGCCTACGCTCCAGCCGGGGTGAGGTCCTGGGGTGTACCGGCTGAGGTCGAGCGCGGGGCCATGCGCGGGATGAACGTCGCAATCGTCACGGACGGCAACCCCTCGTGGGCCATGCCGACCGGGGCCAACGTGAAGGTAATCCAGACCCAGGCCAACCCGGACGAGTTCGGCTGGCGGCATGCGACCGTGGAGGCCCTGACGTGGCTGGCCGACCAGAAGCTGCCCAGCTTCGCCAAGGGCAACCCTGCCCGCGAGCGCAAGACCCTGCAGTTCGCTCCGGTCGAGGGTGCCGAGGTCCAGTTGCCTACCCGTGCATACAGCGACGACGCCGGGTTGGACCTGTTCGTGACGGAGGATACCTGGGTTCCGGCCAACGGGTTCGTGGATATCCGGTCCCATATCCGGGTCCAGTTGCCTGACTGGAGCTGGGGTTTCCTCGTTGGCCGCTCGTCCACGCTGCGCAAGAAGGGCCTGCTCGTGAACCCTGGGATCATCGACGCGGGCTACCGGGGCGAGCTGTTCTCCGGAGTCCAGAATATGGTCTCCCGGCCCGTCCACGTGGAGGCCGGGGAGCGGATCGCCCAGCTCATTATCATCGGCAACGGCACCCGGCAGATCGAGCCGGTGCTGGTACCGGAGCTGGACACCCACGCCCGGGGCAAGAACGGGTTCGGTTCGTCCGGTAAGTAGATACAGCGAGACCCCCGGTCCTTTCGGATCGGGGGTCTCTTTGTGTCCGGGACTAGCGGAACATCAGGGCTTCGGTCGTGTCGTCCACGGCGACCAGGCTTTCACCGAGGGCCGAGCGCTCCGGGACCTGTGCTACCCAGTGGTTGGTGTTGGCCTCTTCGTTCCAGACCCGGAACCAGACCCGCTTGGCGTTGAGGTCGATGAAGATTTCGCCGTTCAGGGAGAGCGACGGGTCGAGGTCGGACAGCTCGACGGAGACCTCGTTCATGACCTCTACGATGTTGGTGAAGGTCTCGGTCTTGAGTGTTGCGTTCATTTTCGGCTCCTTAGTTCCGAGGGGCTGTCTGCCCCTCTAAATTTAATTAAACCATATCCTTGCCCGCGTGTCAAACCGGGTACAGGTCGGCCCCGGACTTATCGCCCGGGGCCTCGCTGCTAGTCGCCTATCTTATCCTGGTCACGCTTCCTCGCCGTGTTGTAGCAGATCGTCCGGATCAGGGCGACCGAGACTCCCCACTCCGAGGCGATCAGGCTGGTCGGCACTCCGTCCGCGAACTCCTCGCGAATCTTGGCCATTGCCGCGTCCTGCAGCTTCCGGCGACGGCCTACGCTGTCGTAGAAGAACTCCGCCTTGTAGGTGGCGGGCTTGCTGTTCTTGCGCTTGTTCAAGGTTGGCTCCTTATCGAACTGGACCGGCCCTTCCGGCCCATATTTCAATTAAATCACATCTTTGTCACTCAGTCAAACCGGGGCAAGGGAAAACCCCCGGCTGTTACGCCGGGGGTCCCTGGGTGTTACTTGGCTTCGTACTCTACCCATTCGCCGGAGCCGTCGCGCTTGGTGTTGCGCTCGGTCTTGCCGAAGTGGTTCTGGCGGGCCGGGTACTCCCAGCGGCCAACCTTCACGGGGGCCAGGGTCTTGTAGGCGGGGGTCTCGTCCTCGAACATCGGCTCCGGGACCTCCGTTGCCGTCTCCTCGGCGTGCGCGGCTTCCTCTGCGGCGACGACCGCTGCCAGTCCCGTTGTGGTCTCGGTGGCGGCTTCCGTGGCCTTCTTTGCGGGCTTCCGGTCGGCGGGCTTGCGTCCTGCCCGGGCCTGCTCCCGCTCGGACTTGGCCTTGGCCTTCTCCACGAGGCGCTTGCTCATGGCGTCCGCCTTGTGGACGAGGTTCGCGGAGGGGAGGTCTTTCAGGCTGGCCTTGGGTTCGGTCCCTGCCAGCACGGCCTCGGCAATTGCCCGGGCGACGTTGCCAGCGTGGCGGGCATCGTGACCCGGCTTGTACATCGTCTTGCTGGAGGAAGTGGCCTCGCCGCAACCGCAGTTGCAGTGGCGGGTGGTGGTGGCCTTGGCGGTGGTGTTCTGGGTCTCGGTCATTTTTGGCTCCTTCATTGACGGGGCCGGTCCTTCCGGCCTCATATTTCTATTAAAACATATCCTTGACTGTACGTCAAGTTCGCGGGGCCGGGGAGTGTCGAACTCCTGCGACTGGCCAATCCAGCCGGTCCCAGTGGGGGTCCCGGAGGACCCCCGGGGGCCTTACTTGCCGACTGCTCGCATGTACTTCAAGAAGAGCGGCTGGGAGAGGGTCTGGGAGGCGATTCCAGCGATCCGGCCCTGCTGTTCGGTGTTGGCTTCCTTGGTGGCCCGGACGAGGTTGGAGACGTGCTTGGCGTCGTGGCCCGGACGGTAGGCGCTCTTGCCGGTGACCTGTACTCCACAGCCGCACTTGCAGCCGTCGCCCTCGGGGGACTTGGATTCCTGGGCCTTAGGGGCCGGGGTCTTGGCTTCGGTCTTGGGAGCGTCCTTGCCGGTGAGGGTGTTCACGACCGGCAGGACCTTGAGCGTCCAACCCTCGTGCTTGTAGTCCCGGATTTTACGGGCTTCGTTGGAGGCGATGTACTTGTTAGCTGCGGCCTCGGTAAGGTGCCAGCTCAGGACCTGCTGCTCTCCAGTGAGCGGGTTCTCGATGATCGATACCTTCACGTAATCGCGGTGGGTGCTGGTCTTGGTGACCTCGACCAGGTTGCCTTCGATTCCCTGGACGGTTGCGGTGTTGACGTGTGCCATTTTCGGCTCCTTGATTCGTTTGGGGTTCCGGGTGAACCTCTAAGAACTACTTTACCAGAACCTTGCCCTCGAGTCAAGTTATCCCTAGGGCAAGGTTCTGATGTTACTTTGTGTTACTGGCACGCGCTGGCTCAAAAGGCTGGACCTTGAGTTCCACGAGGCGGTCCCGGAGACGGCCTCTCCCGTAGTTTATGATCGCGTGGTAGAGGCGGTCCTGCAGGGCCGCAGACGGCAGGAGGATGAAGGCATCAGATACCTGGGCTTGGAAATCCTTGATCTTGACCTTCCCATGCTCCACGGAATCGATACCGTTGAGCAGTTCCTGCAACAGGTGGGAGATGTGCTTGCTGTCATGCCCGGGCCGATAGACGCTTCGGTAGCTGGCGGTGGCTTCCCCACAACCGCAGCGGCAAAGCGTGGAAATCGGGCCGGTCGTTGGTGCTGGAAAATCAACCATTGGAATGGCTCCTTATTCGATGTGAGACCGAATGTGGTTATAACCCCTGCCCCTCTATTGTAAGACCCACCTTGCCCGTTTGTCAAGATATATGAGCCGAGGCCAGCTAGACAGATAGTCAAATATGGTGGTAGAGTAGTCTCTAGACCCAGCCGGGGTGGCTCCTTACGGCTCGGGTCCTAGGAGGCCCGGAGAAGATAGCTGGTCGCAAGACCCGCCAGGATTCGACTCCGGGCCTCTACTAGTACCAAGGGGCCGGATAGGGAGCCAATGAGCAAGATAGACCGGAACCCCCGGATCGAGAAACAACCCCTGTGGGTGCAAGAGTACGTCGCCCAGCTCAGGCAGGAACGGGACGAAGCGCTCGCAGAGAACCTCCAGTTCAAGCAGGGCCACTTCGGAGAGCCAGGGTCGAACACCTATATTAGCGCTTACGACGAGCCAAACGTGATGCTGCCCGAGGGAGCCACTATCAGCTTCCGTCTGCAGGACTCCCACGACCCCAGCGAGGTAATCCGCGTCAGGATCACCCGCAAAGGCAGGCTCAACATCAACGGCAGCAGGCAGTTCGCAGTCATGCCGGGGGCAAGCAACGACATAGAGGTATCTTACCTTGATTAATCTCGACCGAATCTGCATCAACGAGTGCGAGGACAAAGCCGTACAAGGTCGGCTCCTCTGCCAGACCTGCGCCTACCGGCTCTGGCAGGAACTGCACTGGTTGGCCGACGTATACGACACCCTATTTCAGGCCCTGACCCGGAGGCTCAATGTCGAAGAAAAAGCGGAACAAGTCAAAGTCCAAGGCGCGAAAGACCCCATGGTTACGGGCCTCGACCTCAACGACGACGCGGCCAGGGTTCGGCACGACATACGCGGAATCGCTTATGCGGGACGGGGGTGGATTGGTCTACTCAATGGCGGCACACACCGAGGACCCGGACGCAAGGACGTCCCGTACGAACTCCGCTACCTCGCCCGCAACCTCGACGCGCTAGACCGGGACTCCAGCGGGGCCGACAAGATGCGGCACTGGGGAGCCAGGGTTATCGCGGCGAGGCAGGCCGCAGAGAAGCTGGTCACCCCCGATCCACTCATATCCGCGTACTTCTACCGGATCGAAAACCTCACCTGCTCCATCAAATCCGGCGAGGAGGGTGACTCCTCGGTTGAGTGTGGCGGTCACCTTGGAGTCTGGATGGTCCAAGGCAAAATGGTCGAGCGGGACTTCTCCTGCGCGATAAACCCCGGACACACGACCACCCGGGAGAAAGCAATACTCGACGCCCACAAGCGGGCAACCCAGGCCAAGGCGGCAATGGGTCTAATCCAAGCGATACTAGGCAAAGGAGCCACCAAATGACCATCAACCCAGCCCAACCACTGTGGGACCCCGAGCCGGTACTGGGCCAGACCTACCACCCGTTCGTGACCCAGCTCGTCCAGCAGTTGGCCGAGCGACGGGCCGCACTGGAAGAGGAGCTGTGCCAGCGGGCAAAAGAGACCGGGTACGGGGTGATGATCATCGAGGACTTCCCCGGCCAACCCCTGGCCTCACTCGGTATGGTGCACTGGTCTGTTCCACGTGAAACAATCCATATCCACAAGTGGGGACCCCACATCATGTCCATCCTCGGAGAGCACGGGGTCCGGATCGTGCGCGACAAGATCGGGTTCTGAGATGGGCGCGGTCCGGTACCTGATCAAGTGCGACGAGTGTGGGGTCTGCAGCGAACAGGCCCGCCCACTCGAACCCGGGGAGTTCTGGTTGTGTAAGCTACACTCACCAATAGTGGAACTGATAGAGGGCAACTGGCCGAAAGGAATGAGCTGATGGAAGATAAGCGCACGATGAACGGCAAACCGGAGGCAGGGACCCGACCGGTCCTACCCCACACGTTCGGGCGACCCAACCTGTTCAACATGACGCGGGCTGAGAAGCGGGAGTTTGCTCAGTCCTTCCGCAAGAGGGGCCGACCCTACAAGGTCCAGGCCAAGGGCAGGCGATGATCGAGGACAAGATCGGGTTCTGGGTCCTCGCGGTTTCGGCTATTTGGTTCTTCGCAATTTGGGTCCACAACCACTGGCCCGGACATAAGGGGTAAGAGACCTATGGTATAGGGTGGGGTTCGTCGGGTATAGTACCCATGTGACGAACCCCACATATACCCAATACTTGACACCCAGTATACTTGACAAATAGAATAGTAGAGTTGGTTTCGTTTAATTGAACGGGACCAACAGTCGTATGTGGGGGTGAACGCATGGCAGCAGACGAATGGGTGAACAACTCAGGCCGTAGACGCAAGATCGCGAAAGAGCTGCTGCCCAAAGGCGTAGTGGTCAAGTGCTGGATTTGCAAACAACCCGGTGCCAACCAACTCGACCACATCAAGCCCAGGTCCAAATACCCCGAGCTGATCTGGGACCGAGCCAACATCGTCCCCGCGCACGACACATGCAACAACACGAAAAGTGACGGGGAGAGTCTCCCGGGCCTAGGGGTCCACTCCGAGGTATGGTGATCAAGGTTCAGGGTCCCCCGGTATAGGGGGCATTCGCGCCTTGAGACCAGCCGAACTCGGACAGGGTAACCGTGATA